CAAATCTCATATTCTTTGGTAGTTTGTAATTTAGGTTCATCTCGATACCGACTAACTCAGTATCTTTCTTTTTGAAATGACTACCTTTTCTTTTTAAGAACTCATCAATGATAGCAAATCCGTCATTAGTAAACTCAATCATTTCTTTTTGGTCCACTTCAAACTCATCGCCATATCTTTCTTTGGATTCTTTGTATAATTCTTTCATACGATAAATCAGAATATCGTGAAGTGGCAATTCATCTGCTTCTTTGATTGTTCGTTCATAATAACAAACCAAATATGCTTGGATAGTTTCGTGTATAGCACTACCGAACAATGTGTAGATATTACCTTTGAAAGTCTCGGCTTTATCCACATAGTTAAGTTTCCAAGTGTAAGGACACTTATCCCACATTGCGAACTGACTATAACTTATCTTACCCATCTATGACTGCTCTACCTTTCATCTTCTCCCAATCTCTATCATTACGAACTTGGTCATTTACTTCTTCAACCGCCTCTAATAATCCATAAGTCTTGAACTCATTGATAATCGCTGATAAATCTTTTGGAAAACAATGTCCACCAAAACCAAAGTCTCCGTCTGGTCCTGGAACTGCCCAATGTGATTTACCCAATCGTTCATCATATGTGGCATATTCTACGACTTTATCATAGTCGATACCAATCTGCTCACATATAGAATACATTTCATTTGCGAACGATACTTTGGTTGCCAAGAAACAATTAGTAAAATACTTTACCATTTCTGCGTGTTTATCACCTGTCTTGACGATAGTGGCTTTTGGAAATACCTTAGAGTATATTTGTCTAAGTTTATTTGTTCCTTTACGACTACCACCCAAGATGATTCTGTTTTGATTTTTGAAATCATCTAAAAAGTTTTCTTCTGTTAAGAACTCGGGATTGAATATCACGGTAACATTTGAGAACTCGTGATTAAATTTATCAGTCGTGCCAGGTGGTACGGTAGATTTAATCACTACGATATGGTCATTTGCTGTTTCGTTAATCTCACGAATAACTTCCTCTACAATGCCAGTATAACAAGTTCCGTCTTTTCTCATTGGTGTAGGAACACAAACAAATATAACTTTCGTTTCCTCTACCAAGTCAGATATTTTACTATGTGTTGATTTTGCTAAATCAAACTTATCATAAGTCAGTATATCGTAGTGGTCTTGGAAACCAAGTTTAATTGCAGTCCCAACATAACCTTGTCCTATTACTCCTATTTTGCCCATTTGCCCCTCGCTACTACTTGTGCCATAACTCCATAGTTTGACACATCTGAAAAACTATCAGTTACGGGTTCACCCTCAACTGAATTTTCTCCGTTTCTCAACAATAATGTTTTCATTCTTTCTATCTTGTCGTTCATTCTGAACCACAATCCCAACAACGATAATTTAATATCCTCTGGTGTTTTTAGAATTGTTCCTACTGCTATATTTTGTGGACCATAATCATATTGTTTTCTACAAAACAATTCATATTGTTCTGTTTGTATTTTTAGAAACTCACCTGTCATTTCAGGATAAGTTCTCTCCATATATTTTACGACATCTTGTGTGTCCACTGCTTCTACTTGTTCTTTTGTAGGTGCGTCTTTAATCATTATTTACTCCATATTTTTTTTAGTTGTTTCTCATCTACACCATACTTTGATATAATCGAATATACAACATCTTTACCCATAATGTCAAGCGTTTTTTCAATATTTTGTGAACTTTCTTGAAAGTAATCACACAATATGTCCATAGCCCACTTTTCTATCTTGGATTTCTTTTTAGATTTAGTATATCGTAAGTATGTATTTCCTCTTGGTAGTATGTTGGTGTAGAATTGATAAACTGATTTTGGTTTCAATTCCCAATATTGTTGTATTTCATTTACAACCTCTATCCACTCTGCTTTCATTGACAAAAATCTATGCACCATATAATTGGACCAAGTTTTCTTGTCCGCATCTGTAATGTTGTCCCAATACAATTGGTTCTGAACATTTGTAATTTGTTTTATGTGGTCAAATAGTGTTTTTGTTTTCATTGTGAATAACCTTAGATATAAATAAATAGTGAGTTATATTTCTAAAATGTAAATTATTTAAAAGAGTTTCCAAGAATCCAAGTGACTATTGAATATCTAACACCACTTGATACTGGTCTAACTCTATGTCCTAAGTATGATGGAAATAATATTAGTGAAC